GAAGAGTGGCGCTCGCTCGCCGTCGCCGACGCGTTCGTCCCCGGCGACCGGATCACGCTCGGCTTTGACGGCTCGCGCGTCGGTGACGCGACCGCGCTCGTCGGCTGCCGACTCGACGACGGGCTCGTGCAGCTCATCGCCGCGTGGGAGGCGCCCGCCGACGATCCGTACTGGGAGGTCCCCGAGGCCGAGGTCGACGCGATCCTCGCCGAGACGTTCGAGCGCTTCGTCGTGATGCGCGGTTACTTCGACCCGCCGCTCTGGCAATCGGAGATCGACGACTGGGCGCGCGAGTTCGGCGACGAGGTCGTCGTCCGGTACGAGACGATCCGCGTCCGGATGCAAGCGGCGGTCGAGCGGTTCCGGACCGACGTCATCGCGAAGCGGCTCTCGCACACGGGGCAAGAGACGCTCACCCGGCACGTGCTGAACGCGCAGATGCGCGAGGCGCGCGGCGGCTATTGGCTCTCGAAGGATCGGCCCGGCTCGGCGCACCGGATCGACGCGGCGATCGCGGCCGTGCTCGCGTACGAGGCGCGCGCCGACGTGATCGCGGCGGGCGTCCGGCTGCGCTCGCGCGTGCCGGTCAGCTTCTAGTCCGCCGCTGATAGTTCGGCGCCGTGGCCGTCACCGACTCGGTGCTCGAAGACGTCGAGCGCTACGAACACGCGCTCGACGAGCGGGCGCCGCGCATCGACGAGTTTCACGCTTACTACCGGGGCGAAGCTCGGCTCGCCTACGCGACCGAGAAATTCCGCGAGGCGTTCGGGTTCCTGCTGCACGACCTCGCCGACAACTGGTGCCAGATCGTCGTCGACTCGTCGGTCGAGCGGCTCGCCGTGCAGGGCTTCCGCTTCGGCGAGGACACCGACGCCGACGAGCAGGCGTGGGGGTTCTGGCAGGCGAACGACCTCGACGTCGAGTCGGACATCGCGCACTCGGAGGCGTCGCAAGCGGGCATCTGTTACGTGCTCGTGACGCCGGACGGCGACGTCCCGAGGATCTCGGTCGTCTCGGGGCTCGAAGCGATCGTCGAGACCGCGCCGGGCGATCGCCGCGAGCGCATCGGCGGCTTCAAGCGCTGGCGCCAGCTCGGCTCAGAGACGCTCTGGTCGGGCGTGCTCTACACGCCGGACGCGTACCTGCTGCTCGAAGCCGAGGCCGACGACGGGCAGCCGCGTCAGTGGGAGGTCGTCGAGTCGATCGCGAACACGCTCGGCGAGGTGCCGCTGATCCCGATGGTCAATAACCCGCAGATCGACGGCGCCGGGATGAGCGACTTGCACGTGATGCTCCGGCTTCAGGACGCCATAAACAAGCTGCTCGCCGACATGCTCGTCAATAGCGAGTTCGTCGCCTACCCGCAGCGCTGGGCGACCGGGATCGAGATCCCGAAAGGGCCGGACGGGAAGCCGCTCGACCGCGAGCAATTCCTGTCGAGCGTGTCCCGGCTCTGGGTCTCGGAAATGGACGACGCGAAGTTCGGCGAGCTGGGCGCGCACGAGGGGCTCGGCTACGTCAAACAGATCGAAATGATCGTGCAGCACATCGCCGCGCAGACCCGCACGCCGCCGCACTACCTGACGGCCGGGCTCGGTCAGTACCCGTCTGGCGACTCGCTCCGCGCGTCGGAATCGGGGCTCGTCTCGAAGGTCAAGCGCAAACATCGGTGGTACGGCGAGCCGTGGGAAGAGTCGATCCGGCTCTCGTTCCTCGCGGTCGGCGAGACCGAGAAAGCGGCGATCCGCGACGCCGAGACGATCTGGACCGACCCCGAGCGCCGGACCGAAGCGCAGCTCGTCGACGCGCTGCTGAAGATGTCGACGCTAGGCGTCCCCCGAGAGGCTCTCTGGGCGCGCTACGGGGCGAGCCCGCAAGAGATCGAGCGCTGGTCTCAGCTCGCCGACGAAGCGGCGGCAGCGGCGCCCACGGCGCCCGAGGTCACGTCCGGGCTGTCGATACCTTCGGCGCCGACTGACTAGTGACCGAAGACGCGACCTCGACCTCTCCCCCGTCCCCCCCGAGTGGCTCTCAACCACCGGCCGGACCCGCATCGACCGCACCCCCGGCTAGTGGGGCACCGGCGCCGGACACGCGTCCCCCGGCGCCGGTGCCCGGTGACGAAGAGTTCTCGCCCACCGAGCGCGTACTGATCGCCGAGGCGCGCAACCCCGACGCCGTGCGTTCGATGCTCCGGACCGAGCGCGGCGAGCGCCGCGACGCCGAGGCCCGGCTGAAAGCCGCCGAAGCCAAGCTCGCGGAGATCGACAACGCGAACAAGACGGAGATCGAGCGCGAGCGCGAGGCGCGCACGAAGGCCGAGCAAGAGCTGACCGAGCTGCGGCGCGAGAAACTCGCGATGGACGTCGCCGCTGCCGAGGGTATCCCCGAATTTGCGAAGTACCTACACGCGGACACGAAAGAGCGGCTGACGCGCGAGGCGCAGCAGCTCCGCGAAGCCCTAGAGCGCGACGCTCAGGCTCGCGGCGTCCGCAGAGCCGATCTCGGTGCCGGATCGCGGCTCGCCAATGGCGGGGCCGGTGATCAGGGCGGCTTCGACGCTCTGATCAGGCGCAAGGCGGGTCGCGCGACGTAACCCGCCGTTTCCCCGGCCGACGCGCGATGCGCGGTGCGGGCACAACCGACCAGGCAGCACTACGGAGGTTTGCCCCGTGCCGTTCGACAACATCATCAGCCGCGCCGACGCCGATGCACTGATCCCGGTTCCCGTTGCAAACGAGATCATCGGGCACATTGCCGACGCGTCTGCGGCGATGTCACTCTTCCGACGCGTCCCGATGTCGGCAAAGCAGCGCCGCATCCCGGTCGTGTCGGCTCTCCCGCTCGCTTACTTCGTGAACGGTGACACCGGTCTAAAGCAGACGAGCGAGGTCAACTGGGAAAACAAGTTCCTCGACGCCGAAGAGATCGCGTCGATCATCCCGATCCCCGAAGCCGTCCTCGACGACTCACAGTTCCCGATCTGGGCGTCGGTTCAGCCGATGGTCGCCGAGGCGGTCGGTCGCGCGCTCGACGGCGCGATCTACTTCGGGGACCAAAAGCCCGCGAGCTGGCCGGGCGCGATCGTCCCGACCGCGATCGCTCGCGGGAAGGTCGTCGCGCGCGGCTCGAACACGGCCGACACGGGCGGGCTCGCCGGAGATTTCTCCGACCTGTTCGCTCGCGTCGAAAACGACGGCTTCGACGTGTCGGGGCTCGTGCTCTCGCGGGCGTACAAAGGTCGGCTGCGGCAGGTGCGCAGCTCGATCGGCGTGCAGCTCTCCGAGGTGTCAGTGAGCGACGTTTACGGCATCGACCCGCGTTACACGCTGCGCGGTATGTGGCCGACCGGTGTCAACGCGGCCGAGGGCATCGCCGGTGACTATCAGTACGGCTTGCTCGGGGTGCGTCAAGACATGACGTACAAGATCCTCGATCAAGCGGTGATTTCCGACGCCGCTGGGAAGGTGATTTACAACCTCCCGCAGCAGGACATGCTCGCGCTCCGCGTCGTCGCGCGGTTCGCGTTCCAGGTTGGCGATCCGATCACGCACGAGGCACCGAACGCTGCCACGCGCTACCCGTTCGCCGTCCTCCGCTCGCCCGCATCGGCCGAGCTGGGCGCCGATGTCGAGCCCGAGGCCGACCCCGAAGCCGAAGAGGCCGAGGCCGACACACGCTCGACGAAGTCGAGGCGCTGACAATGGCGCGCGCCGGGCTTCGCCCGATCTACCCGAGGCCGGACGATGATCCCGGCGCGCCCCTGCCCGTCGAGCCCGAGCGGCTCGACGACGGCGACGACGGCGACGACGGCGACGAGCTGCCCTACCGATGCACGGTGCAGGACGTCGCCGATCTGCTGCTCGCCCGCACGAAAGACGACGACGGTAACGAGCTGGGCGAGTTCACCGACGCGACCCGGCCGACCGACGAGGGCGTCGACCGGCTGATCACGCGGGCGCTGGCCGAGGTGCTCGCCCGCGTCGGCGGCGAGCCCGCCGAGCCGTTCTGGCTCGCGCTCCGGACGCTCGTCGCTCTCTACGCGGCGATGCTCGTCGAGCTGTCGTATTTCCCCGAGCAGGTGCGCTCGGACCGCAGTGCGTACCCAGAATATGAGCGGCTCTTCCCGGCCGGGCTAAAGGAGCTGATCGAC